TAAAAATATAATGACATATACTGGCCCAGGAGATTATATAGACAGTAATTATAAAAGAACAAATATGAACGGTCAATTTGAATTACGAGATATGTGGAAATCTATTTCTGCACTTGATTCATTAGTTACTAACGCTAGTTACCAACAGAGAAATAAATTAAATTATTGTCTAGTAATAGAACGAATCAAGCAAATAAGACCTGATGTTAAATTTATGTTTGGACTTAAGAACGAAGTATTTGAAAATCAATCATACTTAGATACTATTGTTATATTAGAAGAAAAAATAATGAGATGGCACAATCGTTTCTTTGGCCAGGAAAACAACGATTTTAGAGTAGCTCATTTGACAGAAGAATCTCATATTATTTTAACAAGGCTAATTAATAACTGGCTAAAGACTAATGAAATGTTTTTTAAGTTTGATATAAAAGAATTTGAACACATCAGTCCTAATATAAATAAGTATGATACCACAAAATGGAATAGGAATAAACCAAATTGGGAACAAGATATGTGGGATATGATAGATAGAAAAAAGGAGAATTGAGCATGGAAAAACAGATAAAAGATTTTACAGATGAAGAAATGCTTAACGAAGCAACACGTATATTAACAGAAGGATTTACGTTGCATTATGATCAACAATTTACTATGAGTGAGTTAGTTGAATATTGTGGTAGAATAGGTAGCACAGATGATGATATGCTAGGTTATATGCAGTTTAACCCAGAAGAACATCCTGATATTTCTATTGTATCTCCAAAACCAGATATGTTACTTGGTCATTGTGATTTAGAATGGCATTCAAATGGAACAGTGCATCATGTAGTAGATGGAAAATGGGAACACAAAGAATGGTTAATTTGTTTGTATTGTGTAGAATACTGTCCTGATACAGTATTGTCAGTAAGTAACAACAGAGATGCATTTTTAGAACTATCCGAAGAAGAAAAACAATGGTGGCGTGGAGTTGAAGTGCAATTGAACAATAACGGCGGAAGCATAATGGGACAATATTGGAACCCACCAGACAAGGCAGACGCGGCAAAAACAGCTCGAATGGAAAAATATGTCCAAGCACCAAAACATGAAGGTGATAGCAGAATGCCGGTGGTTAATACTCATCCTATTGGCGGACAAGAATTTTTATATTGGCAACCACCTTTGATTAGTAAAGCATGGCACAATGGAGAACGAATAGACATTAAGCCGTTGCAGAAAAAGTTTGATGCAGTTATTAATAGGACAAAACACATTAAAGACATTGTGTTTAGACCCGGAGATATATTAATTATGGATCAGTTTTATACATTACATAGACGTTCTCCAATACTAGACAAAAATAGAGAACTATGGAGAGTAGCAATAGACTACAAAAATACTATTGATAAGTAGAAAGATATTTACATGAAGATTAAAAAATTACAAGACTACACAGATACCGAACTAAAAGAAGCAATGTATCAATGTGCTTCTAACGGATATATACTACTTCATGATCAAGAATTTACTAGACAAGAATTAGTTGAAGTAAGTAGACGCATTGGTGATACAAATGATTCAAACCCATCAATGGGACATATGCAGTTTAATCCAGAAGATACACCAGATCTTTCTTTAATTACATCACAGCCAACTGGCACTGATCCACATGGCATGTTTGGTCCATCAGATTTATTATATCATCACGATTTTGGAGTATGTCATTTTGGTGAATTTAAAGAACTACTAACAGGACTATATTGTGTAGGATCATGTCCAGATACAGTATTAAGTTTAATGAACACACAAATTGCATTTAATTATTTGTCTGAAGAAGAAAAAGAATGGTGGCGTAATGTTGAAACACAACTAAACCAAGGTTCACATGGAATATATGGAACGCCTGAAGAACATAGCAGAGATCCTAGTCTAAAAAATTATAAAGTTTTTAAACATACAGAAGAAAGACAAAAAGTAATTAACATTCATCCATATACTGATAAAGAAATTATGTTATGGCAACCTGCATTTCTTGATAAAGCATGGTATAAAAATGAATCAATTGACATAGAAGAATTAAAAGAGAAGTTTTTAAAAGATTTGTATAGAGGCAGAAACATAAGTGATTTTGTTCTCAGAGAAGGCGACTTTTTAATATGTGATCAGTTGCTCACGTTACATAGACGTAGTTGGGTTAAAAGTATTGATAGAATGATATGGCGAACAGCATTTGATTATACTAATATACTTGGCCCTAATAAATCATATGATCCTGATATAGAAAAACTAAAAGTAGTAAAATAATGTTAAAACAAAAACAACCACCATTAAGTGATGATCAAATATTTTTGAGTTCATCAACAGAGCAAATTACATGGGGAGAGCTACACGCTAACCTTGATGCTAAAATTGAGCGTCTAAAAGCATGCGGCATAGGACCACATGTTGTTTTTATCGTAGCAGAAAATCAAGTTACAATTGATGATTACTTATGGATACTTGCTAGTATTAAGAATGGCGGAAGTGCAACACAGGCAGATGGCAGACAATCTAAGATGGAATTAGACGGGTTAATTACAGGATCTAAAGCAGTATGTATTATACGAAGCAACGAGATCACCATGCTAACCGACGATTTGACCCCTACAATACTGCATCCGTTAGAGATTTACAGAGGTATGACAAGTGGAACTACAGTTAAAGAGTTTTTTGAAATGTATCCTTTCTTTTGGGATTATGAAGATCATGAACTAGCAATTGTAGATGGAGAAACACTATTGGGTTGCACAGCACATGCATCAACTCAGCATTTGTTTGCTATTGCACCAGAGTTTGAACAAGACGAAAGACCTAAAATACTTTGCACACATGGATTTACTGCAACATACAATCCATATAACTTATTGAGAATGTATTATGTAGGTGGTGGATTACACTTCCTAAACTATGGAGATGATGTTCCTGAACAAATACGCAAAGCAAATCCTAATTGTTGCATTTCATATCCTATTGCAGTTAAGAATATTGTAGATGCTTGTCCAGATGATTTTAATTGGAGTGGTATTAAGTATTGGGAATGTTCGGGTGGACATACACCAGAGTCTGTTGTGCGTAGTATTGAAAAGAAGTTTAACTTTGTATGTATGCATAATATGATGGCGTCAACAGAAGCAGACTGTCATTCACGTGCAGAATATAGACCAGGTGATCCAATAGAAAACTTTTATGGATTCAAACATAGAATATACAATGGCGACCTTAAACTAGACAAAGAAGGTGTGCTGTGGTATAAGTATGGAACACGTGATTGGCAAACAGACGGTGATAAGTTTGATGATAAAGACGGAGTATGGTTCTACAAAGGTAGAGCATTTGATGATGTTATCTTTATGAAAGGTGGCGTTAAGATTTATACAGGAATGATTGAAGCAAAAGCATTAGAAACCTCAGGTGTAGAAAATGTAGCAAGTTGCAGTAAAGATGAATTACATTACTTAATATATACGGGCAGTGCTAATGCATATGATGTAGCAACTAGTTTTAAAGCAATGCAACCATCAAAAAGACCACATGAAATATATCATGTTACTGATAAGTTATTCTTTGGACAAACAGACGATACTAGAACTCCACAAAAGTTACAAAAAAGTAAATTAGCAGGAATTGTTTTAAACGGACCAGCTGATCAAATACTAAGTCATATGCATGTAAAGGACCATTCACTGGTATGAATGTTACCAATTCATTAACAACACGTAAATCTACACGTGCTTACACTAATAAAAAGGTAGAAGTATCATTAGTTAATGCTATTTTAAAACAAGCAATGCTATCACCTAGTGGAGATAATCATCAACCTTGGCAAGTAGCAGTCTTAACAGGTAAAGCAAAAGCTAACTTATGTGGTAAACTAGAACAAGCATTTCGATCTGGTGTAAAGCCTATTATGGATTATGAATATTATCCACAAAACAAAAAGTCTGAAAAAGAAACAAACTGGTTTGGTGAGTATAAAGACAACAGAAAAGAATGTGGACTAGCATTATATTCTCAATTAGGTATTACCAGAAAAATGAAAAAAGAAAAAGACGACTTATATGCTAAAAACTATAGAGCCTTTGATGCACCAGTTATGTTATTATTTTTTATTGATAGAGAACTAGGCTATGGATCTTATGTTGACTATGGAATGTTTTTACAAAGTATTATGTTACTATCAACAGAACACGGATTAGCAACTTGTCCACAAGGTTCACTTAGTGAATATGGAAATATTGTAAGACAAGAATTACCAGAATACAAAGATAAAATAGTATTATGTGGAATGAGCATGGGATATGAAGATAAAGATAGCCTTATAAATAAATATAGAACAACTAGGCAACAGATATCAAAGAAAGTAAAATACTATGACTAAGAAATGGTTAGACGAAGTATATGGTAAAACTAACAGTGAGTTATATGATAACTGGAACAATTATCATGAACAAGTTATAGATGGACTAGGCTGGAAGTGTCATACATTAGCAGCACAATGGATTGCTGATAACTTTCCAGAAGGAACAGAAGTTGCAGATATTGGATGTGGTAATGGACAAGTTGGAATAGGATTACAAGCACATGATTACAAAATAGATGGATACGATATAAATCAACCTATGCTTGATAGATTTATAGCAAAGAATTATAAGTCAATACAAATACATGATATAACTAAAGCACCACTACCTAAAAAATATAAATGTATAACAGCAATAGGTATATTAACAATAGGACATGTTGATGCTAGTGCTTCAAAGAATATAGCTGATAGTTTAACTGATGATGGACTATTGTATTGTAGTATGGGCAAACATAATGTGGATTGGTATTTTGAAGGTGGTTGGAGTTCTCAAAAACATCTTGAAGTAATTACAATACAACCAGTGCATAGTTTAACTACACCAGAAGGTAACAAGCAATATCATAATATGATTACCTTTAAGAAGCCAAAAAGTTCTTAATTTCTCGCCAATTTTTATCTTTAACATTTAGCACTAATTTATTATCAGTGTTTATTCTATCTTGCATGTTATGATAAAGCATGTTCTTAACACTAATTAGATATTCAGTCCAATATTCATCTTTCATTAATGTTCCATGTGTTTTTTGAGCCCATATATCTGCTACAGTAAAGTCTTTCTTTATCTCACTCATACATTTTAAAAATACTAGATGCGGATTATTTTCTGGCACAATGTCTGCCATTCTTAACCACCCTGGAAATTTTGCAGTAGTTTTCATATAACGTTCTGCAAGTGGATCTATATCATGGATCAAATTAATTACTTTACAGTTAGGAAACCAATGTAATAGCTCTTTAGGCTTACTATGTGTGCAATACACAAACGATTTATCAGTATCTGGTGCTAACTGCTTAAACTTTTCAACAAAGATACTATAATAATACTCTGGAAATGGGAAAAAGTCTTTTACATAATCCCATGTTGGTGGAAGTTTACCTTCTGGCACAATTCTATCAAAATGTGCGGGTGCAACCTTACGTTGTCTTATTGTAGTATGTTTTGTATTAATATTCCATGGATTAATTCCATTATCTATATGGCTATACCAATATATATTTGGAAGAGTTGCAATGGTTCTTGCAAGTCTATGTCCACCGCCACCTTGTTCAAAACTAACAAATACAATATTATTCATCAATAGTCTCTACGTGTATTCCACGTATCCATTCATACCATTCTTTGGATCGTCTTTTTGCTTCCATATGTTCTGGATTATGAGCCCAGTCCATTACATCTTCTTTACTACGCCATGTGCTAACAGTGATTTCAACATCACCAATTTCTTCGTTAGTAATAGATACAAAGCCTGAATGACTTTCAGCAAGTTCACGCATTCGTTTACTCACTGTTACATACTCACTTGGCATAGGTGATTTCATTTTTGCTATAAAAAATACTTTAATCATTTTCTTTTTTTATCTCTTCAATAACTTTTTTCTTAATTGGCATTGTAATAATAGATCCTGTTGTAACTTTATAACCACCTATTTGAAATAATGTAGGACCAATACATCCTGTTAACATAATACACAGGCAAAAAATAACTAAAGTGTTTATCACTTTCTTCCTTTGTAATACAAGGTTCCTTGAGAATTTACTACAACATCATCATGTGTATTAAGCCAACCACTATAAACACATATGTCACCACTTACAAAAAACTTGCCATCTACAATATCCCATTCGCAATAAAAATTATCTCCTAGAATAGTTGCATCTGGTATTGCATGTTCTTGATAATATGCAACATCGTCCATATTACGAAATACAGTGTTAATAGCAGTAGGGCCTACTTCGCTCATACCCCAATTAGCCATAAATGTAGCACCTTGTTTTACAAAGGTTTCAATAATATCCCAACCAACTGGATCACTTCCTACAGTAACCCAAATATTACTTAAATCTAGTTTCCAAAAATTCTTAGTTCCCATTAATGCACGACAATGTGCAGGTGTTAAATGTGTATGCGTATAGTCATTAATTTTACTATTGAATGTATAAGCATTAAAAGGTTCTATGTCAATATGAGCACCTACTGTATATCCAGGCAATGTTTGGGCTAATAATCCACCTGCATGTTCTGTTTTACAAACAGTGTATATTCTACTATCACTGGTTATATTTTGGCATTTAACAGCAACTTTATTTGCCGCTGTTATTTTATTAATACTTTGATCTATTTTTTTAGGCTTACCAGTAGTTCCACTACTAAGTATTACACCGCCTTTGAATACCCAATCAGTTAGTTTAAGATCCATTTCTTACCCCTTCATAGTTCTTTATGTCTAATAGCCATACATTCTGGTTGACATTAAATATCTCTTCTTTGCCTAAACAACATACAATATCATATCTTTCTAGTGTTAAAAAAGTTTTATTAACTTTTTGCATTCTGCCACTTTGATCAGTATCTGTATTTGTTGTTATATATAAAAATGGATTTTCAGATTTTGAATGACCTTTAGCCCATTCAATTTGATACGGTAACTGACTATGAAAGCAATAACTTTGCATATGATATCTGTTTAATCCACATGGCCTACTTTCAAGTTGAGCACCACGGAATAATACACGCCAACCATCTTTAAATGGATGTATTCCACTAAGACTAATAATTTCATCTTCACTGTCATGTGTTGCAAACCACATGCCACCCTCTTCCAAACACCACTCAAACTTCATAGCTTTAAGCGAGTTATTATTTTTATATCCTAAACTATCACATTTTGTTAAAAAATTTATTAATTGTGGAGTCGGACTGGTTAACTTGGTTGTATATATCATGTTTATATTATATAATAAGGTTGACAATTTGTCAAGATCTACTTATAATAAATAAAGTAGTAATCATATTTATACACGGAGAAACAATGGCAATTTTAGAACTTGAAGTTTTAAAGGTTCAACACTATACTGACGACCTCTTCCACTTCACAGTAGCACGTGATCCTGGATTAAGATTCAGAGATGGCGAATTTGTAATGATTGGATTAAATAATTGGTCTGAAAAACTACAAAGAAATAAACCAATAATGCGAGCATACAGCGTAGCAAGTCCCAACCATCAAGAAACAATAGAATTTTATAGTATCAAAGTCCAAGAAGGACCATTAACTAGTAAACTACAACACGTAGTTCCTGGTGATAAGATATTAGTTAATGACAAAGCAGTAGGCACATTAGTTAATACAAATGTAAAACCTGGACGTAATCTATATTTACTAGCAACAGGAACAGGTGTTGCACCGTTTTTATCTATAGCACGTGGAGTAGACACATATGAATATTATGAAAATGTAATATTAGTATGGGGTGCAAGAACAGTTGCAGAACTTCCATTTGATGCAATGTTTAGAAACCTAAACGAAGATGAAATATACCAACACGTAACTGAAGGCAAGTTTAAATTTTATCCAACAGTAACAAGACAACTTTATGAAAATAAAGGTCGTGTAACTGATGCAATGTATGAAGGTAAAGTGCAAGAAAAACTAGACTTACCAGAACTAGACCCAGAACAAGATAGAGTTATGATATGTGGAAGTATTCCAATGAATAATGAGCTAGTAAAATGGTTAGAAGGCAAAGGGTTTGAAGAAGGTAATAATAAAACACCTGGAACTTATGTAGTAGAGAGAGCATTTGTAGAACAATGAGTTACCAAGAGCTAATTAAAACACATAGAGATACTATTATAAAAAACTTTGAACCTGCACGGTGTGAAGAAAATGTGTTTACAGCTGACGAGTTACATCAGTTAACTTTGTATCAATTTCAAAATGCAGATGATTTGCGTTGGACAGATACTAGTAGCAATATACAACCTATATTAAATGTTACACGACTGTTTGAAGACTTTTCATGGTTACAAGATAAATTTGAATCAATACTAAAACATGACTTTAGTCAGTATCACACAGGTAACTATTATATTACTACACAACTACATGATGCACATGTAGACTTAATGACAGAAGCAGAAACACAGTTTGATTGGGCAGAAAACTTAATACCTTATAAAAGTTGTGTAATTCCACTAGGTATTACATCAGGTGCAGAAGCCTATACAGCATTTTTTAAACAACGTTATATTGGCACAAGCATAACGTTTGACCGTGTTGGGCAAAGCTCACAAGATAAGAGTATGTATGAGATTTCACGTGAATATCCAAACTTTGAAATAATAGATACACCAGTATTAACAGAAACAGATTATATATTTCCACACATAGCCAAGGATAATATATGTGACTTTGATTTAGAAGCAGTGTTTCCATTTCAACCAGGTAATGCATTAGTATTTGATGCATGCCAGTTACATGCAAGTTGTGTAACACGTAAACGTCCAAATTTTAACTCTTTAAAAACAGGAATCAATATACAATTTTATATTGAGGCATAAATATTAACATAGGGTAAAACGAACTTGGCCCGGGTAGAGATTCATTGCTTGCATGTCAACACCCTCTGGAATATAGCTATCGGAAAGTTTTACCCTAATTAATTAACAAGGAAAGAAAAAGCATGCACACATTATATTTGGTAGTGAGCCAAAGTTGTATCAACCAAATGGAAATACCATATCTACTGAACAATAGTCCTGATTTATATGGAACAAGTGGTCCAGGACAACATTGGGCAGGTTATGAATTAGACGGCAAAGAAGTAGATCATGAAGCAGGTCCATTGGGTAAAATACGAGTGCATGATGATTACTGGAATTTAGACGACGAAGATAAAAAATGGTATAACTTTGATATTCGTAATGAAATGAATATTTCAGAAGAGCAATTAAATGGGTTACTTAATATAAGCAAAAAATATTCAATTGCATTATTGTTACATGCTCAAAACTTTGAAGATGTTTGGAGATGGAGTAGAACACAGAATGTTATTATAGTAAATCCAATTATTAGCCAATGGAGTGAGGCAGTGCAAACATGGGCAGCCAGAGAGTATAACTATCTAATGGAAGATGATAAGAATGCTAATTATAGTGGGTATGATCATGTTTGGCCAGGAACGCAAGAAGTAGCAGAAAAGTTTGTAGAACGTATGAAATATGACAGTGTAATAGCAAGTCGTAACACAGATAGATTTATAAAACAACCACAATGGATGCAAGCACCAGAAATTTATACATTATGGGAAAGCGTTGGAATAGAATCACCATCACGAGAATGGATAGACGCATATATCAAAGATTATAATGAACATCAAGAATATGATGTAGATAAAGTAAACCAATTAAAGGACGCATATGACACAGTTAGATAATTTTTTACCCTTTACTAAACCAATTAAACTCTACGTTTTTGAAAAAGAAAACTCAGTTCAACTTAGCTTTCGTGTATCAGACAGAGCAGTAATAACTGAAAGAGTAAGTATACCAGATATGCAGATTATCTGTGAACAATGGAACAATGGCGGTGTAAACGGCATTGAAACTTGGATGGGAAAAGTGTTTTGGGAAGAACGTAGCTTTGGACCAAGACCAGAAATGAAACCAGCAAGTTTTGTTGCTATACAATTTAGTAGCTGGAATTTTAGAATTACAGTTGAAGAAATGAAAACTCTTGTAGCAGATTTTGAAGGACAACTTAATATTGAATAATAGATAAATAGCATTATGGACATATATAAAAAAGACAAGATAGTGACATATGCACTTACAACAGCATTAGTGCTATTGATCGCATGCTTGTCTTGTATGGTTTATTCGTATGCTAAATTACAACAAGCTCATCCATTAGAAAACTTACGTGGTGCAATACTACAACCAGTTTATGATGGTGATCCAGTTTTAGAGTTTCAAGGCACATACGATAGATATGTAAAATGTAATATGACTGGATTTGATGTTCATTTATACAATGAAGAAACAGCTGATATTATTACACTAACACCAGTCCATTTAGCAAAACCAGTTCCAGTAAGGCCAGAACCAGCACAAAATATAAAAACACAATTTGCACTATTCATGCCAAAAACAATCTATCCAGGAACATGGAAACCATCATTTACAGGGTTCTATATATGCCAATTAGGTATATTTGTAGATCAAAAGGTTCAAAAAGTTGAACCAGAAGCCTTTGTAATCAAAGGAAAAGATACCAAAAAACAATAGGTTGACAAAACCAAGACTTCTTGTTATAATACATACTAGTTTATTATAATAAAGGAGAATTATGTTTCTAGGTAAAAGACAAAAAACAAGATTACATGAAAAATTATTTGCTGATTGGCAAATAAAAATCAAAAGACAATCACCTCATTTAACTAAACAATCGGTAAATTTATTAGCCGAATGGGCAGCAGAAGCCCAAATAACAAATTTGGAAAGCTATGACAAACTTACAGACGCAACTTCAACCTAAAGACACATGTAGTATATGCGATAGTCCTTATGACGAGGATGCAGGTGGCATACAAGGATATTTTGGTATAATGCCAGTTACATTTTGTGAATGGTGTTATTCAAGTATGTATGATATGATTTCACAAGATGTGCTAGATAGCCAAGAACCAGAACCTTGTGGAATGAGTCGTAAATAAAAGATTACAACAAAATAAATAGTTGTATGATATATCCACAAATAAGTGCTATCCAGTTTGACCTAAACGTTATATGTAACTCCTATTGTCCTGGTTGTCATAGATATACTATTGTAGATGATGAAATGTATCTCAATCCGTTTTTACCTTTTAATACAAGTGTAAGTTTAGATATTGTAGAACGTGTAATGGAAAATCAAAGATTGGTTGATAATGTTGCAATAGACATGATAGGACTAGTAGGTGAACCAATTGCACATCAAGAATTCTTAGATATAGTTGATATTATATATAAACACAAACCTAATGCATATATACACATTCATACAAACGGAGGATTACGTTCAACTGAATTCTTTCAGAAACTTGCACATAAACTAAATGAAAAGTCATGGATTAGCTTTTCAGTAGACGGATTAGAGGATACAAATAATAGATATCGTATAGGAGTAAATTGGAATAAAATAGTTGAGAACACAAAAGCGTTTTGTGATGCAGGTGGAAATGCAATATGGAGAACTATAATATTTCCATGGAATAAACACCAATTAAAAAGTATTGAGCAACTTGCAAAGTCTTTTGGTGTAAAAAAATTTAAAACAGAGAAAAACAGAGACGAAAATACACTATGGATGGATAAATGGGTTAAAGCCGCTGAAAACTTTCATACAAAAACAATAGCACCCATAGGGCACAATAATGCTATGCAATCTACCCAATTTAATCATATAAAAAATAGATGTTTTGACGATGAAGCAATTTATGTAAATTACGAAGGTAAAGTATTGCCATGTTGTATGTTTAATGGTTCTTTAACAGATACAGCATATAAAGACGAAATGATACCATATATTAATGAAACCAATGAAAATTGGAACAGTTTAGAGCATAATACACTAGAAAATGTAATGAATAATAGGTGGTGGCACAAGCTATATGGCCACTTAGATACTACGCCATGCACAGTTTGTATCCATGCATGCGATACAGTAAAATAAATTAAAATAAAAGGTTGACAATACCAAGACTTCTTGCTATAATGTATACATAAGCTAATAAAACAGGAGTTGAAAATGCAAAACGAAATAAACACACTATTACAAGCAATTAAAACAGATTACATTAGATGGACTACCAAAGGTGGTAAAGAAGAACTAACTGGTTACTTCAAAGAAACTGTTGATAAGTTTGATGATAGTTTTACAGTTAAAGTTGGTAAAAAATATACAAAGATTATCAGAGATGGTGGTGTTTGGGGTTTTATTGCTAATGATGATTTTGTAACATCAAATGGTAAATCATTTACAAAAGGTGATATACTTAAAGCTGCTGGTTGGCAGGCACCTGCACTAAACAGTGCAAGAGGTAACATTTTTGATGATAATTATTCAGTTGCGTGGACTGGTCCACATTATTTAAAATAGAAAGGAAATATATGTCAAAAACAATGCAATGGGCGTGGGATAAAGCAGAAACTAAATTAGAAGATACTGTTGATAAATTGAGATGTGGTTTCATTACTCAAAGTCAAGCAGTAAAAGAAATCCAAGATGCTGATGAAAATTGGGCATTAATGGGGTTTGATACAGTAGATGATGTAATTGATTACATGACAGATGAAGTAAAATAAGGAGAATACTATTGGCTAAATTTACACAACGATATCTTAAACCAACGTTGTTTAAACCAAAAGGTTCTGTGTTTGAAGGCTTGATATGGAAACAGCCTAATTCAAAAGGCACAGACACATATGATGTTACCTGCACAGACAAAGGTTTTACCTGTGATTGTCCAGGCTTTACATTCCGTGGCAAGTGCAAGCATAGTTTAGAAGTGCTAACAAGAGTAGAAATAGCATTAGACGATAAACATCCACAATATAGATGGGAGTTTGCACAATGAAGACTGCATATCTATTTGATGTTGATGGAACGCTAACACCAAGTCGTAAACGAATGGACGAAAAATTTAATAGATTTTTCTATGACTTTTGCACAAATAATAATGTATACATAGTTACAGGAAGTGACCAAGATAAAACAGTTGAGCAAGTAGGTAATATTATCTATAGTGGTGCTAAACGAGTATACAATTGCAGTGGCAATGATATATACGAAAACTTTGAAAATATATATACTAATAAATGGACTTTACCAGAAGAGCCTTGGAAGTATTTAGAAAATAGATTAAATCACAGTGGATTTGGACAACGAGCAGGATTACACTTTGAAGAACGTCCTGGTATGTTAAATTTTAGTGTTGTTGGCAGAAAGGCTACAGAAGATCAACGCAAAGACTATATTCTATATGATACATATCATAAAGAACGTGAAAACATATCAGCAGAGTTTAATACACACTTTGGAGATAAACATAATATCATGTCAACTGTAGCAGGAGAAACTGGCTTAGATATAACACAAAAAAACTGTGGTAAAGCACAAATACTCAAAGATTTTACAGAATACGAAGAAATAATTTTCTTTGGTGATAAAACTATGAAAGGCGGCAATGATCATGACATTGCAGAAGCATTGATAGGTATGGGACATACTGTATTTGCAGTAAAAGAATGGCAAGACACATATCGCATTTTAACACAAATGTATGAACCCCATAAGATCTGATAAAAAATGGACATGGATGCCCAAACGTATGAGCAGTGGAAAAGTAGTTTTTTGCTCATACTATTACTATGAAGAATTCCTAAGAACAGCAGACCCAAGACATAACTGGGTTCACATATATAAGTATTCTAAACGAGAATATTTTATAAAAATACTTTCAGAAAATTAACAAGCCCTTGTTTTGCAAGGGTTTTTTATTGACGATTCCGGTTGACAACCAAGACATCTTAGTGTATATTAGTAGTATAAGTTAACTAAAAAGGAATACACTATGATAAATGCAATACTAGAATCAACAATGAGATCAGCAATTGATTTAGATGAGAACAAAAATGATGACGGTTCAATAAACTGGAATTTTGTTGATGCAGATGCATATATGGATGTTCACAATTTGTATCGTAGTGATGATGATTTTTACGAAGCATTCAATGACATTGCTGATAAAATTGAATCAGCAAATGCAGTTGAAAGCAAAGAACAGTTAGAACTTGATTTGTTACAAAAATATCCAAATGCAGTAGAACAATTGGAAGTGTTGAAAAAAGATTACTTAGGACAATAATTATGATGATAACAAGTGCAAGGATGTTTGCAACAGCGGCTCATGCCGCAGTAGGACAAAAACGTAAATACTCAGGTGATGACTATATTGTTCACCCACAACGAGTTGCAGCAATTGTAGAAAAACATGGCGGAACAGATGAAATGATTGCCGCTGCATGGTTGCATGATACTGTAGAAGATACTGATGTTACTCCTTTGGTTATCACTAAGATGTTTGGTGAAGAAGTTGCGGCCATTGTTGAAGGTCTTACTGATGTTAGTTTGCCCAGTGATGGTAACAGAGCAAAGCGTAAATCAATTGACCGTATGCACAGTGCAAGTGCTTCAACTGAATCACAGTTTGTAAAATGTGCAGATATCATTGACAACAGTTGGGATATTGCTGAAAACGATCTTAGTTTTGCAAAAGTATACAAATCAGAAGTATTTCTTTTGTTACATGCAATGACCAAAGTCAAGCATACTGAAATCTGGGAACAAGCAATGACAAGCGTCGAGTTAATGCCTTAATTGGCATTAACTAAATACTGCTATGCTTTACAAAGAAATAGATACTGTTGAGTTTGATCTGAATACAGTATGCAATAGTTATTGTCCCCCTTGCCATAGATATACAATTCAAGACGGCGAGCTATTTCATAACCCATATGTAAAACTAGGCGTTAATTTAGAATTAGATGTAATTGAGAAAGTATTCAGCAATAATCGTTTATCAGATGATTGTTTTGTTGATCTAGTAGGACTTGTAGGTGAACCAATTGCACATCCAAAGTTTATGGAAATAGTAGATATTATTTACAAACATAGACCAAACGCTGCAATTAATTTACATACAAATGGTGGATTACGAACTGAAAAAATGTTCTATGACTTAGGTAAAAAGTTTAATAAACACAGTTGGATTAAATTCTCATTAGATGGACTAGAAGATACTAACGGCATATATCGTATTGGTGTAGATTATCATAAAGTAATAAGAAATATGCGAGCATTTATAGATGGTGGTGGACGAGCAATATGGAAGTTTGTTACATTTGAATGGAATAAACATCAAGTAGAAGAAGCAAAAGCGTTATCAGAAGAATATGGCTGTTCTAAATTCCAACAAGATTGGGATGTTAATGATATGGGTATAAATGAATTTATGAAAGCAGCCAACAACAAAATTAATTATAAGGTTCATGCTACCAACGGTGATAATAGATTTCCTAATTTACCTGATAGAACATCTTATAAGATTGTAGATAGATGTTTTACATATAAAAAGATATATGTAAATGCACATGGTTATGTTATTCCATGTTGTATGTTTAATGGTGCAATGACATATGATTCTATGCGTAATCAAACACTAAATTTTATTAAAGAAGATAGAGCTGAATATTGGAATAGTTTATATCATAACGATTTAGAAACTATAATGAGTGATACATGGTGGCAAAAATTAAACGATAGTTTTAATGGTAATGCATGTGATATATGTATTGAACAATGCGGTAAGAATAACATTCCAAAAAACGAACGCTATTTTGATTGACTTTAATCATTAAATAGTGTATTATATAACTAATAAACAATAAGGAAATAACTATGATATTAGAACTAATTAAAGATCCAATAACTTGGGGCATGGGCCTATTTGTTTTATTATGTGCATGGCATAATTTTAAAGCAGGACACAAACAAGGTCTATTAGAAGGCGTCGATGTAACTTTGGCCATGTTGAGTCAACAAAATCTTATTGAATTAGAGCATGGAAATGATGGCGAAGTAATTATAAATGCCAAAGATGGCAACAGCACAAAATTGCTAGATAAACCAAAAAATGTATAGTAAGCAAGAATTATTAGATAAGCAAGATAAAGCCGAACTTGCATTAGAAAAATCACAGGCACTAGAAACAATATTTGCAGATAGATTTGATATGGCAAAGTCTTTATTTGCAGTATTAGATAAACAAAAGTTTATTGATTGTAATGATATTGATCCAACTGATCCATATAAAATTGAAACATGGAAAGATGAAGATGTTCCAGAAAAAAGTTTTGCATTTAAGCACGAAGGACCAGTATTTGGATTTGATATTGATACTATGGTTGGACCAGAAAGCTGGTATAACGAACAAAGCGTAGTAGATGATTATGTGTTGCGTAGGAAATGTTACATATATGATTGGACAGCAGAAAAACTAAAAGAAGATTTTCCAGAATTAACATACTTTACAAACTTACACAAAGAATTTGTTCCTGTATTGCAACATTATTATAATGAATGTTTTGAAGATCAACATGCAGATGTTTCCAAAAGATTGCATAAACTTATGGTTATTGAATATTCACACCCGACTGCAAATGCAGGTAATATTATAGATCATAAAAAACATAATACAGAACGTTTTGGTGATATACACTGTGACGAAACACTAGGTGGATTACACTTAGGAGAAAACGTAGTAGAGTTTTATATTGAAAATCATTTAACAAATGAACGTAAAAGTGTAGATGGATTATCCAATAATAACACACTTTGGTTCTTTGGTGAATTTAGTGAACGTAGCGGTTGGCAACCAAGTATGCACGGTATGGCTCATAATAAAAACGATAATACTTGGAAACGATATAGTATAATTTTTGACTTACAAGCAAGATACAAGGAAAATTAAAATGTTTAATGTTATGTATATTCCACGTGTAGAAAATGAAGTTATAGTTGCAACATTTGATACGCAGTCTGAAGCTGAATCTCACATGGAAAAAATTAAAGTGGAACGCCCAAAAGCATATTCACATCATTATATAAAAAAAGGAGAGTAGCAATGGCATTGGTACCAATGGTGGTCGAGCAGACCGGACGAGGAGAACGCAGTTATGATATTTACAGTAGACTATTAAAAGATCGTATTGTAATGTTAACTGGAGAAGTAAACGACATGACAGCAAATTTAGTTGTTGCACAAATGTTGTTTTTAGAATCACAAAATAGTAGTGAAGATATTAACTTTTATATAAACAGCCCAGGTGGTGGAGTAACAGCCGGACTTGGAATTTATGATACAATGCAATTTATTAAATCTCCTATAAGCACAATTGTAATGGGCCAAGCATGTAGCATGGGTAGTTTCCTTGCACAAGCAGGTGAACCAGGTAAACGTCTTGTATTACCAAATTCACGCACAATGATTCACCAACCAAGTGGTGGTGCAGGTGGACAAGCAACAGACATGGAAATTCAAGTAAAAGAAATTCTTAAAATAAAAAAGAACCTAACAGAAATTTATGTTACACATAATAGCGTAGGCAAGACATATGAAGAACTATCTGCAGCCATGGAACGTGATAACTTTATGTCAGCACAAGAGGCAGTAGACTTTGGATTAGCCGATAAAGTAGTCGTTAGAAAAGTATAATATAATGATAACCTTAGATTAGTATAAATACTAATATGAAAATACATGACATATTAGAAAGACTAATAGATGAAGGTCCAAATGATCCAGCCATATTTAAAGCAGTATTTCTTGCTGGCGGCCCTGGCTCTGGTAAAAGTTATGTAGCAAGTAAAATCCTTTCAGGACTAGGTCTTAAGCCAGTTAACAGTGATGATATTTATGAATATATAGCTGATAAACAAGGCATTGATATAGGCGACCCAGAGGAAATTGCAAGTGTTAAAGGACAAGAAGTTAGAGATCGTGCAAAACAACTTACTGATAAAAGACAAAATATATACATAGATGGACGTATTGGTTTAATTATTGATGGCACTGGAAAAGATGTTCAAAAAGTAAAAGAGCAATCACTAAAGTTAAAAGAATTAGGTTACGAAACAATGATGCTATTTGTAAACACAAATCTAGACATTGCACAAGAACGTAACACACAAAGAAAGCGTATGGTTCCACCAGAAATGGTAGACGATATGTGGCGTAAAGTCCAAGAAAATCTCATGAAATTCCAGCAAGTATTTGGCGCAAAGGACTTTCATGTTGTAGACAACAGTGGTGGGTTAGAAGACCCAGAACGCAGAGAAAACTTTGACAACGTATACAAACGTGTTAGAGCATTTATTGATTCTCCACCAACTGGTCATATTGCTAAAACATGGCTAGATTCTCAAAAAAGTAAAAATACCACTTAAATCACCCCAAAATATAGGTAAATATATAATAACGGCACAACTTTGTGTCACATAGATTGGTTAATAAAGATAACAGATGTATACATATAAAGCAAAACTTATTCGAATAGTTGATGGCGATACTATCGATGCAGAAATAGATTTAGGGTTTGATACTATAGTTCGTAAAAGAATTAGATTGTATGGAATCAATACACCTGAGACTAGAACAAAAGATGCTGATGAGAAAGAAAAAGGGTTTGCAGCAAAGCAACGTCTTACTGAACTTCTCAATGGTGAATTTGTTGTAGAAACTATTTTGAATAAACGTGGCAAATATGGTAGAGTTTTAGGTGTAATATATAATATGAATAATGATACAAAAGTAAACATAAACGAAACTTTAGTAGCAGAAGGTCACGCTGTTAAGTATCTTGTTTAAGGGTAGGATTTTATTATGAGAATTTTTGGTTTTTGGACAATCTTTATCGCACTAGTTATTAGTGCAATCGCAGCCTATTATTCAATCATAGGACTAATTGCAATTTTTGCCGCAGCGGCAATTCCTGTTATTATAATGGGAACAGCATTAGAAATTGGTAAAATCACATCAGCTATATGGTTACACTTAAAGTGGAAGACTGGAAAATGGCTTATTAAAGGATACCTAGTATTTGCAGTTGCATTACTTATGTTTATTACAAGCATGGGTATTTTTGGATTTCTTTCAAAAGCACATGTAGAACAAAATGCATCAATGCTGGAAGGTGAAGCACAACTAGAGCGTATTGTAGTTGAAATTACACGTGCAGAAGGTGAAATTAATCGCTATGAAACTAAAATTGAAAAACTTTCTACAGCAGACACTAGCACAGATGATGGAATACAAGATAAAATTGCAATAGCAGAAGCAAGCATAACAACTATATACGATAGATTAAAAGACGATATTAAATTCACACAAGATTCGTTAGCAACAGCAATTGCACCATATGAGCAACAAGCCGCACAAGCAGATGCTACATTAGAAAAAATGAATCAGTATGTTGAAGATGGAAACATAAGAGCATTACAAGGATTAGTTGGTGCAAGACAAGATGGAACTATGGGCTCTAAAACAGCTGATAAAGTTTCAGAGTTTCGTGATAAAATTGAAAGAAGCAGAATGATGGCACTGTTTCAACTTGGAAAAATTAGAGAAGCATCACAGAACGATATAGTAAAACTTAGAGAATCAGCAGATAAAACAATATTACAGACAAACAATCTTATTAATCGTTTACGTGAGCAATTAGGAACAGCAACAGACACAGATGTTGAACCACAAATACAAGAATTACAAGCTAAAATTAAAGAGTTTGAAATAAATTTAGATACACTGTTTGAACAGAAGTATGCAATTGAAGCCACTGGTAGAGAACTAGAGGCAGATGTAGGTCCTGTAAAATATATTGCAGAACTAGTATATGGCGATGAAGCAGACAGAGATTCACTTGAAGATGCGGTTAGATGGGTAATACTATTACTTGTTATAGTATTTGATCCACTTGCAATTGTATTAGTTATTTCAGGTATATCCCTAGTTGAAGAACACCCTAGAAAAAAGAGGATTCGCAATGAAAAAGATTCATATACTGAAAAGGAACCAACGCCCAAGTTGGTGGAGAAAGATGTCAAGAAGCCGACTAAGGATGTTAAGGAACCAAAAAGCCCAAAAGTAACCCCTAAACCGCCACAGCCGAGTCCTGACGCAATAGAATTTAAAGGTGTAATATACGAACCCACGCATTATGCATATAATCGTATCTTAGAACAAATAGAAGAAAATAATCGTCACCGTGCAATTACCGAAAGACAATCGTTGGTAAATAATATTGTAGACGAACTATATGATAATTCAAACGTTGAAGCAACAGATGATAAAGATATTGTTAAAAAGAAATTAGAACAAATGTTTGAAGAAGATATATCATTACAAGATGCAGATAAAAATACAATACAAGAAGTATTTAATACTATTATTAGGGACGCCAAGAAATAATAAATGACTTTAAACGACAATAGCAGTTATACGGTAACTGCACCTGATTTATTCCTATCTGAAAATGGAGTAAATGTTTTAATCACAAGCACGAACGAGAAACTTATTCATAACATGAAATTGTTATTTGAGAAGTTCATCAGATCAAGCGTAGTATTCAATGTGCAACAAAAAGAGACTAAACCAGATAGTATGCCATGGATGTGGCATGTTAGTAGAACGTGTGAATATATGTTGGTTGATTTAGATACTTGTGCATGGGAAGATATTATGGCTGCGTTATTAAAAACTACAGATGAAAATCATACTGTAATTTTTTATAGCGAAAAAAATGTTAGAAGAGAAGCCCTTAAACTTATTAATGCAACAAGCAAATATATTATAATTCGTAATTTAGATGAATTAAATAAATTTCTAGATATAGATACCCGTTACCCAGGCATGCCAGATGAATAATCCATACTGTAATTTTTGCGGTAAAGACAAGCACCAGACTAAAAAACTGTTAGCAGGTAATGATGGGACACATATCTGTGATGGATGTGTAGATCTTTGTCATGATATATTAATTAAAGAAAAAGCTAAAGAGATTAATAAGCCTACAATTATTACTAGGCTTAAACAGTCTACACCAGCACAATTACATGAACACTTAAATAGATATGTCATTGGACAAGATCGTGCTAAAAAGACGCTTAGTGTAGCTGTATACAACCATTACAAGCGTATTATGAACACTACGCAAGTTAACTTACAAAAGAATAATGTTCTAATTGCAGGCCCTACAGGAACAGGAAAAACACTAATAGCACAGACACTTGCTAAGTTTTTAGATGTTCCTTTTGTAGTTACAGATGCAACTACTATTACTGAAAGCGGATATGCTGGTGATGACACAGAAGTGTTACTTGATAAGTTATTACAAGCATCTGATTATGACGTTGAAAAAGCACAATTAGGTATCATATATGTAGACGAAATTGATAAAAAAGCAAAGCGTAATGATATGGTAACATTAAGTCGTGATGTAAGTGGCGAAGGTGTGCAACAAAGTCTATTAAAATTAATGGAAGGTGTTACAGTAAAAGTTCCTAATAAACCAGGTGAAGTCCCAGAAAAAGTAGACGTAGATACAACTAATATATTGTTTATCGTGGGCGGTGCATTTATAGGATTAGAAGAACTTGTAAAGCAACGTATTGGACAAAGTAAAATAGGCTTTAATGATGATAAGCAAGAACAACTAGATAATTGGGAATTACACCTACAAACACGTGATTTAGTGCAATATGGACTTATACCAGAATTTGTAGGAAGATTACCTAGTGTTAACGTTTTACATCAATTAACCAAGGAAGAATTAGTAAAAATCCTTACAGAACCACAAGATTCCATAATAGATCAAATAAAAGTGCTTTTTTCACTTGACAAAATAGAAATAGAGTTTAATATAAAAGCATTAGAAGATATTGCCAATATTGCAATAGAACAGGACCTCGGTGCTAGAGGTTTAAGAAAAATACTGGATTCGGCACTTGTTGAAACACAATACCAGTTACCACAATTAAGAGAAAGCGGAGTTACTAAAATTATTATAACAGATGAGACAATAACTAATGGACACTCACCATTAATGATAAAAGGGTAATATGAAGCAACATAGAATTCATAAAAATCCTGCACATCGAGTAATTGCAAATGATAGGATCAGAGCAACCGATGTTAGAGTAATAGCTAGAGATAGCGAATCAAAAGTAATGCCCTTAAATAGTGCATTACAACAAGCAAGGAACGAAGAGTTAGATTTAATACTTATAAATCCTAAAGTCGATCCGCCATTATGTAGAATAATGGAAATGAATAAGTTTTTGTATGAACAGAAACAAAAAGAAAAAGAAGCTAAAAAACGCCAACGTGAAAACGTAGTAGATCAAAAAGAGATACGAATGGGGCTTAACATAGATTTGCATGACTTACAAACTAAGGCAAATCGTGCTAAAAAGTTTTTAGAACAAAAAGCAAAAGTCACGGTGACTGTTGTTTTAAAAGGTCGCGAAAGGGGCCGACAAGACATGGCAAGAGATCTATTGAAAAACTTCGCAGAAATGCTAGAAGCTGAGTATGAAACGATAAATACTCAAAACAATAGAGTAATTGGACGTGTGAAATAGGTAATAAATGGGAAAATATAATAATAATCGTAATGACAGAGATCCAAGACAGGGTGGCGGTATGTATGTTGAAGTTAGAAACAACAACGTAGAACAAGCCATGCGAAAGCTAAAGAAAAAGCTAATGAATGATGGAATCATGCAGGACTTACGTGAACGACAATACTTTACAAGTAATACAGAAAAGCGATTAAAGGCCGAGGCTGCGGCTCGTGCCAGACATCGAAAGCGTATAGCTAAAGACAATCCAGAAAATAAGAAAAGGCTATACTAAAAAGAATTTATACACATGTTGTGTATGAATAGGCGAGACGCCGAAAGGGTCTCATAATTAACATCTTGCTTAAAAGGAGATAAAAGATGAAAACATTAACAACACTTGATCTAAATAAGATCACACCATATGCAGTTGGATTTGACAGAATTATTTCTGACATGTTTCAATATGCAGAAAATAACGTAGCAAGCACAGGCTACCCACCATATAACATTCGTAAAGAAGGTGACAAATTTCAAATTGAAATTGCATTAGCTGGAGTTACTAAAGAAGATTTAGATATCACAGCAGAAGGTGGAAAGCTAACAATCGCATACAATCCAGAAGAAGTAGAGCCAACAGTTGAAGACGGAATGACTGAATGGTTACACAAAGGTATTGCACAGCGTAAGTTCAAACGAGTTTGGACACTTGCAGATGATGTAGTTGTAAACGGTGCTCAAATGGAAAACGGAATGCTTTATATTGAATTAGAGCGTATCGTGCCAGAAGAGAAAAAAGCACGTTCAATTAAAATCAAATAAATACTAACGTTAACGGTGTAGGGGTAATTTATCCCTACACTCTAATTAAATATTATAAAAGGTAATCATGTCACAGGAACAAGAACAAGTTGCAGAACGAACAAAACTTAAATCACCAAATAAATATTTTGTGATATTTTTAAATGATAACGTAACACCTGTAGAATACGTTATACAAGTATTGACGACATTTTTTGGTAAAACAAATGAAGAAGCCCATAATATTACATTAGAAGTCCATGAGAACGGCAGATCAGTTGCCGGTGCATATAGCTATGAAGTAGCTGAACAAAAATGCATAGAAACAGTCACAGATGCAAGAAAACATAGCTATCCACTTGATGTAGTTATGGAAGAATCAGTATAAAATCCACTTGACAATTTAAAATTTTGATGTTATAATAATTATAACGAATGAGGTATTCTGACATGAAAGTAAACATAAATGATATACAAGGCGAAATAGCCAAACAAGACGAACGTTATACAGTTATTGATAACAAAAGTCTTAACAATCTCATATTAAGCTCTACAAGATTAAAGCCAACATGTTCAACTAATGGACATAATCATAGTGGACAGGAAGAAATTTACTTCTTTGTAGAAGGTTCAGGTAAAATGGAGTTGGGTGAAGAAACTATTAATTTTGTAGAAGGTGATGTAGTGTTAATACCAGATGGTATATTTCACAAAGTTATAGCAGGACCTGTTGGTGCATATTTTGTATGTGTATTTGATGGACAGAGATATGATCATGGAAAATAATAAAACAGTAGGATTTACATGTAGCACATTTGATTTACTCCATGCTGGACATATAGGCATGTTGAGAGAAGCAAAAGCAAATTGTGATTATTTAATTATAGGATTGCAAAGTGATCCAACTATTGATCGACCTGATACTAAAAACAAACCAATACAAACAATGGTAGAACGTTATGCACAACTTAATGCATTAAAACTAGTTGATGAGATTGTCCCATATCAAACAGAACAAGATCTAATTGATATATTAGAATTATTTGCAATTGATGTAAGATTCTTAGGCGAAGAATACAGAGAAAAAGAATTTACTGGAAAAGATGTGTGTCGTAAACGTGGAATTGAATTACATTTTAATAAGCGTGATCACAGATTTAGCACAAGCGATTTAAGAAAACGTGTTTGCGAAAAGGAAACTAAATGACAATACATGCAATGATTGATTTGGAAACATTAGGCACTTCTCCTGATTGTGCGGTATTAACTATTGGTGGTGTTAAGTTTAATCCCAATGCTATATCAGAACCATATCAACCTTTCTACTATAGATTTGAAGTAGACGAACAATTAGAAAAAGGTCGCACAGTATTAGACAGCACATTAGAATGGTGGGGCAAACAAGCTGAAGATGTTCGTGAAGAAGCATTAGGTGATGCAAATAGAACACCTGTGTTAGAAATATTACAAGCACTAAACAAATGGTGTGTTGGTGTTGATACTATTTGGTGTCAAGGACCTGCATTTGATATTGTAATACTAGAAAGCCTATTTAAAGAATATAACCATCACATACCTTGGCCGTTTTGGAAGATACGTGATAGTAGAACACTGTTTGGTATTATGCCAGTAGACCCACGCAAAGCAATTAACTTTGCGGCTCACAATGCATTAGAAGATTGCAAAGTTCAAGCATTGTGTGTTCAGCAAACATTACAAAAACTACAACTAGAGGTTAGATAATGTTACATACTATAGAAAGTTTAATAGATAAAATTAGTGCAATGCATACTAAAGCAATTATGCTACATAGACTTCGAAACCAGTATTCAGAACATGCAGACCAAACATATGATAAAAAAGAATGTCAAGCATTACTTGATGATATACAATATATGGCTAATCTTATTGCTAATGATACACAAGGCGATGAAATTAAAACAGAGATGGAATACAAGAAATTTTTAAAGGATCAAACAAATGAGAATTGAAGAAGATACTAAACTAGACTACAGTGATGTATTAATTAGACCAAAGCGTAGCACATTAGGTTCACGCAAAAGTGTTGGGTTAGAACGTGGATTTACATTTCGTAACTATAAAGATCCAACTGTTGTAACAACAGAATCAACGCCAGGCCCACATGCAGTAAGACACTTCAGAGGTGTGCCTATTATGGCAAGTAACATGGATGGTGTTGGAACATTTGAAATGGCAGATGAATTAGCACAGCAAAAGATTATGACTTGTTTAGTTAAGACATACAGTGTTAACCATTTAGCTGCATACTTTGGAACAGATAGTATTGACCGTAAAGAATATGTAGCAATGAGTATTGGTATTATGCCAAAAGATTCTGAAAAGTTTGCTCAGGTATATGAACAATCAGGCAAAGGCATGAAGTATGTTTGTATTGATGTAGCAAATGGTTACAGTGAACGATTTAGTAATTTTGTTAGATTGTTTAGAAAAGAATATCCTAATGTAGTAATTATAGCAGGTAATGTAGTAACAGGAGAAATGACAGAGGAGTTAATTCTAAATGGAGCAGATATTGTTAAAGTTGGAATTGGCCCAGGTAGTGTTTGCACCACTCGTATTCAAACTGGTGTAGGTTATCCGCAACTTAGTGCTGTTATGGAATGCGCCGATGCAGCTCACGGACTTGGCGGACATGTTATTGCTGATGGCGGCTGTGTTTGCCCTGGTGATGTTGCTAAGGCTTTTGCCGGCGGTGCTGACTATGTAATGCTAGGAGGAATGTTAGCAGGACACAATGAAGGCGGTGGCGAAATTATTACAAAACATACAGCAACAGGTGGAGCATATAAAACACCTGAAGGAACATACGTTCCACATTTTGAAGAAAAGAACTTTATAGCATTTTATGGTATGAGTTCAGATGCAGCAAATACAAAACATTTTGGTGGCCTTAAAGACTATCGTAGTAGCGAAGGTCGTGAAGTATTAGTTCCATATCGTGGAGCAGTTGCAGATACAATACAAAATATTTTAGGTGGCATTAGATCAACTTGCACATACGCAGGTGCTAAAAGATTAAAACACCTTATGCGTTGTGCAACATTTGTAAGAGTGCATAATCAGTTCAACCGAACATATGAGAATACCACAACCAAAACATAGTTTAGCTATGCATTTTCAACATAGCGTCTTTGCATACAATAAGTAGGTGTTTTATGGTTATTACAGATAAATAAAAGTGTAATAAAGAATAACACAAAGTTGTGTTATTATTTACATATACAACGTAGTATAGAGCGACCTCGGCTCAGAAAAAAAGAGCGGCAGTTAGTGCCAAGCTAACTGACTCTGGGAAAGACCAGGGCATAACCCATGCCTTACAAGCGACACATTATGAGGTGTCGTGGTAGCAGCCAGGAGAGACTGGCAACAACGGATGCTTTCCCAAAAACATCCCATATATAACTTTTAAGGAGAAGCCAATGGCAACCAATTTTTTTGGTGCATGGGCAGGACTCTTCAATGGCACACGTAAAACACGTGTAAGATATGAGGCTGAACTGCTTACCTATGCAAAAACTGAATACACAAATGACTGGCAATATGCTTACTATCATATGCTAGAAAACAACGGCAAAGGCCCACAAACAGTGCGAGCGTATGCAAAATGATTAAGAAATTACTAAAAATGGCAAGAATGTCAACGTTATCAAGAGAAGAAAAATACTTAGCTAGTTCAACAGATCTAGTTGAGCTCGAAAGACGTCAAAAACTAATACAGTGTGGTCAAGCACCTTGGCAACCTGTAACAAACAAAAATTTAAGAGGATGGGTATAATGGATACATTAACACACAAAACATGGAACCTAACATGTGGAGTATGTGTAACAATTCGTAATGTATTAATTGCATTTTGGGTTGGAGCAATTGCAATGGGCGAAACAGCCGGCAGAGCAAGAGCAGCCGCTGAACTACACAGACAAGGTTACACAAAAGAAGCTAAGGCTTTAATGGCAGGGAGAGACATAGATGAAACTAATTAGAGCATTTAAAAACTTCCTAAGAACAAATGAAACAGTTTGTATGAAAACATACAATCAGTTACATAACATGACTGACCGTGATTTACAGGATATTGGAATTTGCAGAGGAGACATCAGACGAGTGGCCAGCTCAAAACCTGGTGAAATTGAACGCAGATCTAGATTCTAGATAATTACAAACATGGAATGCTTATAGTATTCCTGCAAACCGCTTACATGCATTCGTTGGAGCCGATATTTACCGAGCCCAAGTTGTATTAAGCGGTTTTTTATTATGTGCAGTTTTAATTGGCTAAATACTATTATGAGTAAAGTCAATCTAATACCACAGTTAATTTCACAGCTATCTGAAACAACTTCGCAAGAACAAAAGTATAAGATAGTAAAGAAGTATGAAAAAGAAACACTTTTTAAGCGTATTCTTTTGTTTTCATATAATCCTTGGATAAACTTTAAATTACAACACTTTGTTCCTAAGCACATGGGTAAACAATTTGGAATGGGTATGAGTAGATTTATGCATATGTTCGAAGAACTTATTGCTGGAAAGCTAGATCCCAAAGATGCAGAGTTTGGATTTAATATGGCATTTTTACATGTCAATTCAGAAGAAGCACCTATTTTGTTAGGTATAATCAATCAATCATTAGACGTTGGACTAGAAATAGAAACAATTAATAGAGTTTGGCCAAACTCTATATCCGACTATCCATTACGAACAGCAAAAGTAGGAAAACATAAAGACTTTACTAAATTTCCAGCATCTATACAAACAGTAAGTAAAGGTTTACGTGTTAATGTTATTATCACAGATAATACAGTTCAATATAGAAACAAAGATGGAACTGTAATAGAAGGTTGGGAAATATGGAACGAACAATTTATTAATTTAGCACAAGGACAAGGAACTGTCTTTGATGGACATGCCGTAATTGCAGATAACAATAAAATAGCAGAAACAGATAATGCTAAAGTATTAGAAGCAGACGCAGAAGATATAAGATTTATATTTTGGGATGTTATACGCTATGATGGATTTATATCAGGAAAAGACGACCGCATAGGTTACAATTGGAGATATAATGGACTCGAACATATGATGATGTTAGCATATGCTAAAAACCCACAACCATGTTATGATATATTAAAAGCAGAATTAGTAGGATCACAAGAACAGCTAAGTGCTGCAATAAAGAACTACAGTAAAGCAGTTATTAGATCTTTAGATGATACATGGAGTAATGGTGAAAGTGATGGAGAGATTATTTCTTCTCAGAAATAATTTGTTCTAGTCTATGAGTTTGTATTCTTGTATTTTTAATATAACGCCAAACTTTTCCTCTACCGTTATCAATTTCAAATGTAGATTCTGTCAAGCCTATGCTGATAATAGTAGCACGTTCTCCATCTAAGTATACTACATCACCTGGCTCAAATCCAGGTTTCATTTTCCAACGTATACTTGCTACTAAATCCCCTACTAGTTCTTTAAACCATAGGGCAATTACACCTGATATAAGCAATGCTAATGCAGGTGTTAGGTATGTTGTAATGTTTTGTTCTACTATAGCGGTATCCATATTACTATTTATGCAATGTATAAATATATATGTAGTTAACTAGGAAATAAAATGAGAATAGCACTTTGTATAGCAGGAGAAACCAGAGAGTATAATAAATTTTTTGGGCCTAATACAATCATAACACACTTAATGGAAAATGGACATACTGTTGATGTATTTGGACATACGTGGGCACATTGCGAAAAACCAGTTGAAGATGTTTTTAAATTTAAAAGATTACTTATAGAAGATCAGCTTAAGATAGTAGAAGATTGGGTTAATGTAAATCCACAACAGAGGCAATTTTCATATTGGGATGATGAGAATGAGTGCGAAGGACCATTAGAAGATATAGAACTTACAAGAGCAAAAATAGGACAGCATATCAGTGGATTAAAATGTTTACAAATGCCAGAAACAAATGATTATGATGTGTTTATCAGATGGAGATGGGATTTAAAAATAGATTGGTCTCAACATTGGATTAAAGAAACCACTTATTTTAGTGGCGACAGAAACGAAGTGGTAAAACTCATGTTTAATCAATGGATAGATTATCTAGAAACTAAAGATGACTTACCAGTAGTCCTTACAGATGGTAATGGGTGGATCGGACAATATAATTGGACAATTCAAGATACTCATTTTTATTTAAATAAAGTAGCCCATAGAAATATAAAAAATCTTAAATGGGAAACAGCAATTGAAAAAGTATGGAATGAGACATGTAAATGTTCTTATCATATGCTATGGAATCATTTATTAATAAGAGTTGCAAAATGTATGATAAGACAACCAATACCCAACGTGACAGTATTCACAAAGACGGAAAGGCATAAACAGAATGAGTTACATAGATAATTGTAAAAAATATAGGCAAGATATTATA